ATAGATCAATTAGCAGTTAAAGCAAATCAAATCATCAGTGATATTCAAAACAATCTATGAAAGAATGTATGATCCCTTGGATAGAAGGAACAAATGAATCTGCTAATAATATAGCATTCTATTTGTATCTTCAACAAGCATATAGACCTCATGATTTAATACCTACTACTCAACAACTTAAAGAGAATAATCCTCATTGGAAAGAAATGAGAAGATTAGAGAAGGAAGAAAGGGCTAAAGGTATTCATAGATATAAACTCCCCGAACTTCAACAAACCTCTTCATGACACAATCTAATTTAGATCTAGCAACTGAACTAAGATCTCGTCTTAAGTCTAAATGTAAATGTAAGTCCCTCACTGATACTAATCTAATTGCTATTCAGTTGTTATATGATTGTCTTGATGATTACATTATACAGAAGAGATATGATACTCATTGACTTATATGTTATATTCCGTGAGTATTGTATTGTAATATTAAAATGTATTAATTAATGTATAGTAGTTTTCCACAGGTAAGGGTATATCTGTGGAAAAAGTAGATAATTATTAGTGAATTATGACTTGTTCAGTAATGTGTATAAATGTCTGTACTTCTAGTGATCTTGGCGTGATTATTATAACACAGCACTGAATGATTGTCAAGCCCAAGGGGGGAAAAGTAATGAACCTCATAGTTTACTTTTCCACAGGCACTGCCTAATACTTAGTGAATTCCCAGTAATAGCAAAGTGTTTCAGTGTCAATGAGTATATATACCCTGTGGAAAAGTATATAAGTACCTGTGGAAAACTGTGAATCAATAGTGAATCAACCTGTGTAATACTGTGAATCATTAGTTTTCCCCACAGTGTAAATCAGTTAAATCACAGTTTTCCACAGGTATTCTAAGTTTTTCATTATCAGTGATAAATCAGTGTTGTTTATTATTATCATCAACTATTAATTACATTCAGTTAATAACAAATAGCATTCAGTATTAATTAGTATTCTTTCAGTTCATTCTAAGTATACATACAGTGTTGTTTGTTTATTATCAGTGAACATTCTTTTTCATTATCAGTGATAAATCAGTGTTGTTTATTATAATCTACAAATAAACAGTGCTCATATTTACAATTAAACAATACTGTGTTACAGTGAATAGCAGTGGTATGTAATTATTATTATTTGTTATTGTTGGTAATGCGAAAATCCAAAGACTCCCCTAACCTACAGAGGTGACAATTTGAGAGAGATATATCAAGATAATAAAAAAATTTCCCACCAAAAAAAATCAAGATATTTAAATATTTTGGATGAATTGCAGTATTGTATAATTTGCCTAGGGGAGGGGATTAATATTATGTTAAGGCACTATATAAAAAAATTTCTTGTGGGAAAAAATATGAAATATAAAAAAAAATTAAGCAAATGATTTACAGATTAATTGCAAAAGACAGGACATTTTGTGAAGGTTCATTTGCAGAATGCAAGGAAGCACTCACTGATATTTCCAATATGATACATGCAGGATTATCTACAACATATCAATTGACAGAGTTTACAATTACATCTACAGAGAATACTATGAGATATTTGAATAGGGATGAATTATACAATACACTTTAAGAGCATTTGTTGTTTGTTGATGTATGAGTACTTTGATGGTATTTGTGACGACACCTTTCTCTCTAAGTATTATGATAAGACCCCATTCTCTTTTAGAGGAGAAACTAAACCCTACCCTCTTGACAGGAAATAAATAATGTAGTATCATTGAATTGATACAATATACACATTCAGAATTGAATTAAATTATGTCAAAAGGATTTACTGTTAAAGCTAAAACAACACCAGAAAAGGAAGAAGTTCCTCTTTTTAATAAGGAACGTTGTTTAGAAAGAATTAGAGGAAAAAGTATAGTATTCTGTTTACCAGGTCGTGGAGTATCATATGCATTTTTAAAAAGTTTTGTTCAGTTGTGTTTTGATTTAGTACAAGCAGGAGCATCTATACAAATTAGCCAAGACTATAGTTCTATGGTAAACTTTGCAAGATGTAAATGTCTTGGTGCGAATGTACTTGCAGGTCCTGATCAAGTACCATGGCAAGGTAATTTAGTTTATGATTATCAGATGTGGATTGACTCTGACATTGTATTCAATTCATCTGCATTTTGGGCAGTTTTTGATATGGATAAAGATATTGCTTGTGGTTGGTATGCAACTGAGGATGGTAGAACTACTTCAGTAGCACATTGGTTGGATGAAGCAGACTTTAAGAATAATGGTGGAGTCATGAATCATGAGATGGTAGATACTATTACAAATAGGAAGAAACCATTTACAGTAGATTATACTGGATTTGGTTGGACTCTGATTAAGAAAGGAGTATTTGAACATCCTGAAATGAAGTATCCTTGGTTTGCTCCACAAATGCAAGTATTTGATTCTGGTGAAGTTCAAGATATGTGTGGTGAAGATGTATCATTCTGTCTTGATGCAAAAAGGAAATGTAACTTTGATATTTGGTGTCATCCACAAATTAGAGTTGGACATGAAAAAATGCGTGTAATCTAATGGACACTTATAATATTTTACATCAGAATTCTATAATTTATATGGATCTAACTGAGGATGATATGTTTGATATTATGGATGAACTTTCAGAGCAATATTATAATACAGGTTCTCCTAAACCAGAAGAACTTGTAATTGAATGTATAAAATCATAGGAGATTGAATTATGGCAAAAAGACCTTCACTAAGTTCAGATAAACTTATTACTAGTAAAGTTAAAAAAACTAGGCAAGGTGCATCACATATGACTAAACTTTCAGCATCATCTAGAAATGGTTCTAAAAAAAGATATAAAGGTCAAGGTAGGTAATACTTAATCAAACTAAATAATTGAAAGTAAGTCTGGGGGGGGGTAGAGTAAATGATAAAAAAACTTATGTTTATATCTGAAGATATTGAAAAATCTCTTATTCAAGAAATGACATATAAATTAAAAATGGAGAATTTAAATATTCACCCAAGAGATACTTGCTTCTTAATGGTATCACCAGACTACTCTGCAATTGTAACACAACATCTCTCACATTCATTAACAATGGATGGGGAGATTTTTCATATTGAATCAGTCAACGTACCATTTCCAGATGAAGCACCAGAAGATTATAAAAGTGAATTTAATCAAAACTTTATAAAATGGCAAGAAAAGTGGGCTAACTTTGTATTAATTGAGGCAGGTGTTATTCGTGGAAGTAATTATACTTGGATTACTGAAGTTATGAAACCTACAATAAAAGGGAATATCTATACAATAGCACTTTGCGAGAATATTTACAGCTCTTTCAAAAGTGATTTTGTCAGTTTATACTATGATAACACACAAGAAGATCTTCATTTTTGGTGGGAGCAACCAAATAACCACTGGAAATCTTAAATAAATAGTTTTTTACTTAAATTAGGGATAGCAACCCCTCAAAAAGTTCTGATTTACTAAAATCAGGAGTTTTAAATGACAACACCAACACATAATCCACAAAAATTGATGCATGATTTGTGGAAAACCAAAAATTCAACACCAAATCAAGATTCTAGTGACTTAATTCAAGAAGTTATGCATGATGAATTGCTTATGAAGACTAAAAAGTTTGATTCTGCTAATGATTTGCATGAAAAAATCAGAAATGATGACGATTATGATGATTGGGAGTATGGAACTGAACCAATTTATGGAAAGTGCAATAAATATATGTAAATATTGCAACCTAACGTGCCATTAGAATCTATTTCTAGAGGATTTAGAGATATTAGTCTTTCCTTCAAAAGAAATCCAATTACTAATGACTTAAGTTCATTATTAAATGAAGATGCAATCAAACGATCTGTCATTAATTTGATTAGAACTAAAGTTGGTGAAAGATTTTTTAATTCATTTTTAGGATCTAAAGTTGAAGATTACTTTTTTGAACTTGTTGATATTGGAATCATAGATCCAATTGAAGAAGAAATAAAAACAGTCATTAATAATTTTGAACCTAGAGTTAAAGTTACTTTTGTTGGAGTTAATCTTTACCCTGAAGATAATTCTATGGATATTAATATTGAATATGATATTATTGGTTTAAATATACAAAGACAATCAATTAATTTCATATTACAACCAACTAGATACTAATGGCACTTACTCAGTATACTAATCTAGATTTTGATCAGGTTAGGGCATCAATTAAAGATTATTTAAGAGCAAATTCAACATTTACTGATTTTGATTTTGAAGGATCAAACTTCTCAGTTTTAATTGATATACTTGCATATAATACTTATTTGACTGCATTTAACACCAATATGGTAGTTAATGAGTCTTTCATTGACAGTGCAACATTGAGAGAGAATGTAGTATCTTTAGCAAGAAATATTGGATATGTTCCATTATCAAGAAGAGCAGCAAAAGCTAAAATAAATTTTATACTAGCAGACATAAATTCAACATATAAAACTGCAACATTACAAAAAGGAATAGTATGTACAGGTAATTTAGATAATACAACATATATTTTTACAACTCCAGAAGACATTACTGTTGGAATTTCAAATCAAGAAGCTACATTCTCTGAAATTGAAATTTATGAAGGAACATTACTGAAAAAAACATTTGTAGTAGATACATCACAACCAAATCAAAAGTATATTTTACCAAATCCTTACATAGATACCTCTACAATTCGTGTAATTGTAAAAGATACTTCACAATCTACAACTTCCACTGAATATATCCCAGTAGATAATATTCTCAATATTGACACAAATTCAACTATCTTTTTAGTTCAAGAAATTTCAGATGAAAGATATGAAATTTTCTTTGGTGATGGTATCTTTGGAAAAAAATTAAGTAATAATAATCAAATTGAAGTAACATACATTACTACAAATGGTAAATCTGGTAATGGTGCTACAAACTTTACATTTTCAGGAACTATAGTAAGTAATACTGGAGCAAATATTGGAGCTAATATTGGGATTATAGTTACTGATGAACCTGCATCTAATGGGGATGACATACAGTCAATTGAATCAGTGAGGTATTATGCCCCAAGATTATATTCAACTCAGTACAGGGCAGTCACAGCATCAGATTATGAGGCTTTAATACCTTCAATATATCCAAACATAGAATCTATTACTGCATATGGTGGTGAAGAATTAATTCCACCTGAATTTGGTAGAGTTTTTGTTGCAGCAAAACCAAAAAATTCAGATTATCTATCACAACAAACTAAAGATTTTTTAATTAATTCATTAAAAAAATATTCAATTGCTGGAATTCAAATTAAATTTGTTGATGTTAATGTATTATATGTTGAGTTAGACTCTACCATTTATTATAATTCAAATTTTATTGGTGCTTCTAGTGATTTAAATACTCAAATTTCAAATTCTCTCCAAACCTATGCTGACTCTACTGACCTTAATAAATTTGGTGGAAGATTTAAATATAGTAAAGTTCTTAGAATCATAGACTCAACAAACAATTCAATTACATCAAACATAACAAAAGTTAAAATCAGAAGGAATGTTGGTGTGATTATAGATAATCCAACACAATATGAAGTTTGCTTTGAAAATAGATTTTTAGCATCTCCTCTTGGATATAATATTCGTAGTTCTGGATTTTATATTAATGGAGTTTCAGATAAAGTCTACATTTCAGATCTACCAAATGTAGACTTAAGAACTGGAAAGCTTTATCTATTTTCATTATCTGGAGAAACTCAGACTATAGTAAACCAAAATGTTGGTACTGTCAATTATGTTGATGGTAAAATCAATATAGATAATATAAATGTATCTTCCACAGTGTTACCAAGTAATATTATAGAGATTGAAGCAAATCCAGATTCAAATGATATAGTTGCAAAAAAAACAATTTATCTAAAATTAGATGTTGGTAAGAGTAATTTGAGTATGGTTAAAGATATTATTTCTTCTGGTGAAAATGCATCTGGCAGTAGATTTATTTCAGAGTCAAGCTATCCAACAGAAATTAAAGTAAGAAGTTAAAATGAATCAAGATAATAAATTAGTTAATATTAGCGATATTGTTCAAAATCAAATTCCTGAGTTTATTATAGATGATAATCCAAATTTTGTAGAATTTTTAAAACAATACTACATATCCCAAGAATTTCAAGGTGGGGTAGTAGATCTTGCTGAAAATTTATCAACATACAAAAACTTTTCATCTTTAGATTCAGAAAATTTAATACCATATACTGAATTAACTTCTGATGTTGAAATCTTTGATGATGTAGTTTCAGTAACTACAACTAAAGGATACCCACAAACATATGGATTAATTAAGATCAATGATGAAATTATTACATATACTGGAATAACTACAAATACATTTACAGGATGCATTAGAGGATTTAGTGGAGTAGATTCACTAAATCAAAATAATATCTCAGAGTTTTTAGTATTTAAAACTACAGAAGCTAACAATCACACTACAGATGATTTAGTATATAACTTAAGCAATTTATTTTTAGTTGAATTTTTTAAAAAATTAAAAACTCAATTTTCTCCAGGATTTGAAGAAATAGACTTTGATCCTGAAGTAAATCCACAAAATTTTATTAGCAAAGTAAAAACATTTTACCAATCAAAAGGTACTGATGAATCTTATAAAATTTTATTTAAAGTATTATATGGAGAACCTGTAAAAATAATTAAACCCATAGAATTTTGTTTTACTCCATCAGATGATAGTTGGGTAGTAACTGAAACTTTTATTTGTGATTTAATTTCAGGAAATCCATATAAACTAACAGGGCAGACATTATATCAAGATTCTGATCCATATAATCCTAATATTTTTTCAGCAAGTGGGTCCATATATGAGGTAGAATCTTTTAGATTGAATAACGAAACTTATTATAAACTTAGAATTTTTTCAGGATATTCAAACAACTTGAATCCAAAAGGATCAATCTCAGGAATCTTTGTTCCAACATATAAAACATATGCAGTAGAAAATGTTTCTATAGGATCAACTACAATTTTTGTAGACTCTACTGTAGGATTTGCACAAACTGGAAGACTTATTGTTGGTGAAAATACTTATACATATTCAGATAAAACTAATAATCAATTTTTAAATGTAGTTTCTTTAGGTTCTACAACACAATCAATTGAAAGTGAACTTAGTAGAAAATCTGAAGTATATTCTACTAATTATGTCTATTCATATGAAGATGGTGATATTACAAAAAAAGTAATTTTAACTTTAAATAATGTTATATCTAAAATTGATTCTCAAGAAACTTTATATGCAGTAGATAATGATCCAATTAAAATTGATAATATTGGTAATGTTGATAGTAATGTTTTTGTAAAGTCTTTAATATTCAACCATCCAATTTCAATATATTCAGGTAAAGCAGTAAATTCAATAACACCAGCAATAAGAAATTCTGAACGTCAGGGATTTGCTATATCAAATGGACTTTCATTATCAAAATATAATCACAATTTACGAAATGGAGATACAGTAGATCTATTTGTCAAGAATCTTGGAGAATATCAATTACAAAATTCAAACCTACAAGTATCTGCTAATTTATTTAATGAATTCAGTACTCAACAAATTTTAGACTCTAGTATTTTAGGGAAAGAAGTTTTATTTAGAAGAAATTTAAAAAAAACAAAGGCAATTCCTTTTACTAGATTCTTCAATGATATTCAAAACAAATATACTGCAAATATACAAGATGCTTATTCTGATAATAATTACAATTATATAACATCAAATGGACTTCCATCATATGAAATTAATCCATATACTAGACAATTTGAATTTATTGTAGGTGGAGAAACTGGAGCTACTTTAACTGGACCTCATAATTTTATTACTGGAGAATCAGTTAAAGTAGTAGAATATGGAATAACAGGAACATTTAGAAATGATGTTGGGATTTCTACTGGAAAGACTTATTTTGTTTCTAAATTAGGTCCAAACATAATTGGACTATCAGAAAACAGAAATTCTATAGGAATTTCTTCAATTGCATTTTCTGAATACAATATTGAAGATAATTTTTCAGGATCTATTTCCAATTTATCGTTAATTAGCTCTCCATTATTTGGAAATAATTTTGCATCATCAAAAATTTTTAAAAAAATTCCAAAAATATTATCATTTGAAAGAAACAAAATATCAACAAATCCAGGTCCAGTTGGAATTTTTGCAAATGGAGTTGAAATTCAAAATTATAAATCTTTTGATTATATTTATTTTGGGAAAATTGAAAGTGTAGATATTTTAGATGGGGGAATTGATTATAGTTTAGTTACTCCACCTAAATTTAGAATTTTTAATAATGTAAATGATGAAGATACTGAAACAGTATTGATACCTCAGATGAAAGGAGAATTGAAGGGTCTAGTAATAACAAATCCAGGATATGATTATCAAGATGTTCCAACAATCACAATTGATGGTGGAAATAATGAAAAGGTATCAGCTCAAGTAAAGATGAAAAATATTTTTAGAGAATTAGAGTTTAACTCTACAACTAAAGATACTGTTGTCAATACTGTATTCAATGAATTTAGATTCAAAAATGCTCATGGATTTATTACTGGTGAAGAAATAGTATATGAAACTTTTGGAACTATTCCTATTGGAATTGGAACAACTTCTGGAGATGGTACACTCTTAAATAATGGAGTATATTACGCTGTAAATATTGGAGCTGGAACATCTATCAAATTAGCAACAAATAAGGAAGATGCAATATCTGGAAGTAATTTTGTAAATATTAGAACAACTGGTGGTGGAATTCAACAATTTAAATCTTTAACAAAAATTCAAATTATATCTGAAGTTACACCACAAAAACAAAATTTGAATTTTGAATATAAAAAATTATCTTTTGGTCCAGAAGATATTAACATATATGATAATATCTTTACAAGTACTAATCATGGATTTAAATCTAAAGAAAAAGTAATAATTACAGTATTGGGAACTTATTTGAGTGGTGCAACCCCTAATAAAATTTATTTTATAGACAAATTAGATGATCATAGATTTAGATTAACTACAGATATATCTGGGATCAATATTCTCAATATTTTGAGTGTTGATTTTGCAACAACTTATTTTGTAGAATATCCACCAATTCAAGTAACAGTTAATGGTAAAATTAAAAATACATCATCAACTGCATCAGGATTCCAAGCAACAATTGTTCCTGTTGTTGAGGGATACATTACTGGGATAGAAGTGCAAAGGGGTCTTGCACAACCTGCAAGGACATCTTTAGGGTCACAAAATACTATAAACTTCCATAAGCATCCTAGAATTGAACCTTACATTGGAAGTGATGCTACATTTTTTCCAATTATAGAAGATGGAAAAATTATAGATGTTATAGTTAAAACATCTGGACAAAACTATTTTAATAATTTTGAATTAAAAGTTTTTGGACAAGGTTATGGAGCTATAATTTTTCCAGAGGTTACTAATGGCCAAATCACAGATGTTACTGTAGTTTCTCGTGGAGTTGGGTATGCAGTTACAGACACTACAATTACTATACTAGATAAAGGTACAAATTTAAATGTAAAAGCAAATTTAACAGAATGGAACATTAATGAAGTTACAAGATTGGGAATTTCAAATCTTAGTAATGGAGTTCTTTTTGGAAAAAGGTATTCATTATTTGGAAATGTTTTTGGAACATTTTTTTTAGATTCAAATCTACAAAATCAATTTAATATTAATCAAAATAAACACTCCCCCATTGTTGGATGGGCATATGATGGATGTCCAATATATGGTCCATATGCTCAAGAAAAAACAGATGGATCTGGACAAATAGTTAGAATGAGAAGTGGATATACTAGAAATAAAATTAGTCCACCAATTTTAGACTGTATTGAAGATTATGTATTTACAAATACTGGAACATTAGATATTCATAATGGTAGATTTTGTGTTACTCCAGAATATCCTGATGGAATTTATGCATATTTTTGTACTGTAGATGCAAATAATATTCCACAATATCCATATGTAATTGGAACTACTTATAATAATGTTCCCACTATAGAAAATTTTCAATTAAGTCATAATCAAGATCTAAATTTTAATAATCTTGGAATACTCAAATACACTAAACCATATAGAGTTGATGATAAATCAAATTATTATGAATACTTTAATTTATTAACAAGTGAAAATAAAACAGATGCTTTGATTACTTCTGCTTCTACTGGAAAAATTACAAGTGTTGATGTTGAAGATGGGGGGCAAAATTACGAAGTTGGAGATCAAATTAAATTTACAGAAGATCAAAATCAAGGTTTAGGTGCATTTGCTGTAGTAGATAAAGTTTTAGGAGTTGGTATAGTTACAATAACTTCAGGCATTACTACTTTTATAGATGTTAAGTTTAGATCAATTCCTACAGGAGTAATTGGAGTTTGTACTATTGCTCACAATTTTTCAGATCAGACATTTGTAAGTATTAGTGGAATTTCCACATCAGAATATTCATTCCTTGAAGGATTTAGAAAGATTAATGTAGAATATCCAACTACAAAATTAACATTAGCATTACCATCTACTACAGTAACTGGAATTATTACTGGAATTCAAGTAAAATCACCACTATCAAATTATGATGTAGACGATAAATTAAAGATTGGAAATGAAACTATGAATGTCATTGGTATTGATGTAGAAAATAGAATACTTAATGTATTAAGAGAATCTGGTTCTCCTGGATATGCAGTGAGCACTACAGTTTCTGATAGTGTAAATAAGTTCACATTTAGTTATAATAACATCAAAACTCCAATAGTTGCCTATGATGATAAATATTACTTCAATCCAACACAATCAATTTCTCTTGGGGTAAGTGTAAGTGTTGGTGCTGGAAATACACTAACAATATTTCCATTAGGACTTGGAAAATCAATTACACAATTTGTTGAAAATGGTGGAATATTATTACCAAATAATAAATTTATACATGGGGAGCAAGTAACTTATACTACAAATCAGTCTACAATAGTATCAAATGCTGGAAATTTGAATATATTACCAAATTTATACATAGTTAAATTATCTCCAGATGTAATTGGACTAGTTCAGGATAAAAAAGATATTAATAATAGGGCAAATATTTTAAGGTATAATGCAGTTGGAACTGGAAATTTACATAATTTTAAAACTAACAGAAATGTACTAACAGGAGTAGTAAGTCAATGTACAGTAAATGTTTCTACAGCATCAAGTCATGGACTATCAATTGATAATAATGTAGAGATTAATGTAGTTTCTGGAATTACTACAACATATAATGTAGGATACTCTACAATAACAAAAAGAGTTACTATAAATTCTGAAACTAATCCAAAGTTAGATTTATATTCAAATGAAATTGTTATATTTGACACCACTTCACCAAGTTTAGTTGGTAAGGATTTTAATCTTTATACTGATGATTTCTTTGGAAATTCTTATTTTGGAAATCAAACTGAAGGAATTGAAGTAATAAAAACTAATGTAGCATTAACTTTACAAATTTCAAATTTAACGCCAAAGACATTATACTATAATTTAACTAACATAACAACTTCAGATGAAATTTACCCAGATACCACAGTAAATCAAAATAATACTTTAAAAATAAATGATAGTCGTTATGAAATTTTAAGTACAGTAATTGGAATTACAACTAATACATTTAAATACAACCTTCCAGTATTCCCAGAAAGATTTAGCTATAGTAATACAAATTCAAGTTTGAATTACTATGTGTTGGATAGTGGAGTTAAAGGAGCAATTCAAAGTATAAGATTAATTTATGGTGGATTAAATTATAAAAAACTACCAAGCGTAAGTAAAATAACATCAAATTTAGGAAAGGGTGCAAATTTATTTCCATTAAGTAGTGAAATTGGTAGAATTAAAAATATTAAGGTTCTCAATACTGAAACAACATTCCCTACTGATATAACATTATCTCCAGTGTCTAAAGTATTTTCCACCATAAAATTAAAAAATAATTTTAGTGTAGGAAGTTTAACTATACTTGAACCTGGTAGAAAATATTTAAATCCACCAAATATTAAATTATATAATAGAACTACAAATACAATCAATACTGAATTTTCTGCTATAGCAATTTTAAAAAATACTACTATTGATAGTGTTAAAATATTAGATCCTACATCAAATTTAAAATCAACTGACGATGAAATTGTAGTTATTAATAATAGTAATGGAATTAAAATTTTAAATGCTACAGTTACTGGAATTGGTCCATTTGTAGTAAGTCTTACTTTAGAAACACCTATAGTTGGATTTTCAACAGAAAATCCACTTCCAATCATTGTAGGAGATGAAATTTTTATAGAAAATATAATTAGTGATGCTGGAAGTGGATTTAATAGTAAAGATTATGCATATATCCCATTTGTAGTAACATTTACAAATCCAAATTTAGGATCTCCAGATTCTGCAGTAGTGAGATATGAAATTAATACTTTTCCTGGAGTTTTTGATGTCGATGAAACATATGATGCAACAATAATAAATTATGATGATATTGCAAAAATTACTCCAACATTAATTGCAAGTGAATTTTATAATAATGAATCCATTTTAAATTCAGAAATACTCAATAATATAGAAAACGATCCTATTGCAAATATTATAAAATTACATGATTCTTCTGGACTATTAGTAAATGATATAATTACCGGAAATTCTTCAAATTCTAGAGGAACAATATTTGAAATAGAAAATTTCCAAGCATCATTTAAAATAGATTCTAGTGTATCTGAAACTGTTGGTTGGAAAAATTTTAGAGGAAACTTATCATCAATAGTACAAAAACTCCAAAATAATGATTATTACCAAAATTTTTCATATTCATTAAAAAGTAGAAAATCATTTACAGATTGGACACCAATTATATCAGATCTTGCTCATGTGTCTGGATATAAGCAGTTTGGAGATCTTAGTGTAGAATCAAAGCTACCTGTAGGTATGGGATCTACACTATTTGTTAAATCAGAGTCTAGTTCCACAGTAAATATAATTTTAACTTCAGAAGTTGATGTTACTACTATTTCAAACTTTGATTTAGTTATTGAGGAGGACATTGATGATAGTGATGGGGTATATTCAGAGTATCTTAAATTTGGAACTAAAAAACTATCAGATTTCATATTATCCAAAGAAAATAGAGTTCTTTCTATAGATGATATTTCAAATTTATTTGATACTGACAATTCTCCTTTTGTATTAGTTCCTATTGATACTATAAATACCTCAGCAGATTCCATTGTACTAAAATATTTTATATTTGTTGCAGCAACTGTTTCTTTCTTTGGTATATTCACTGAACCTCAAGTTTTTGATTTGTTTGTAACTAGAAATAATAATTTAATTAATTTAACATCATATGCATATTATTATAATTTTTATACTGAAAGTGGATTAGTTAATTTTCCATTAGGAACTATTATTGCAGAAACAAGCTCAACAACTGGAGATGATATTGTAATTAATTTTTCACCTAGAAATATTTTTAATAGTTATTCAATACGAGCAATTAAAGATGTTACTAGTACTGCTGTAGGAGTTGCAACAACTTCATTTGGATATGTTAAGAGTGTAGAAAAAACAGAAACATATGCTGAAACCCCAACACCAAGCACAAATATATTTTATACAATTCCACTATCAGAATGTACTTCAGGAACAGCATTAATTGGTATTTCTTCTACACCCAATAGAGTAGAAAATGCTTTTGAATTGTCATTTACTAAAGATGTAAATAATATAATTAATGTAAATGTATATGCAGAACAAGTAACTAGAAACTTAGGAGTTTTTGGAATAACTACTAGTGGTGGAAACATTCAATTTACATTTACACCACCAGTTGGCTTGGGAGTAACAGTATTCACTAATTTAAATTTATTAACAAATACTTATGTTCCTGTAAATAAAATTAACAATCAATTTAGTAGTATTTCAAGTGAACTGTTAATTTATTCTGGATCAAGTCCTGTTTCAATTTCAACAGTGTCACAATCATTTGCAGCAACAAAATATATAATTGAAATTCAAAAATCTGTAGGATTATCTACACAAAGGTCTATAGTTCAAATTAATTCAACACATTTTGAAAATTATGATAATAATACTGTTTTTGGAATTGTTGGTGATCTCAATATTGGTGAAATTAATTTTGAAACTATTTACAATCCATCTCCAGGAGAATATATATTAACTTTTAATCCTACTGTTTCTGCTAATTATACATTTAAAGTTATTAGTAAAAGCATACTATCTCCAAACATCTAATAAATATTATAAAAAAATGCCTGTAAACGATATTGGTGCAATTTATACCCCATTAATCTATGGAAGGACTTCTTTTCCACTTAGACATTCTGGCGAACCAATTTTCTACAAAACATTCGATGCATCTAATCCAAATATAGTAGGTATAACTTCAGATAAAATAACTATTAAAGATCATTTTTTTAAAACTGGAGAAAAATTAATTTATAGTGCTGGATCTGGAACTTCAATTGGAATAAGTACTTTAAGTTCTGGAAACATTGGAGTTTTACCATATTTACCAAGTATAGTATTTCCTATAATTTTAGATAATGATAATATAAGAGTTTCGTTAGCATCATCTTTAGCAAAATCTGGAGATTATGTAAATATAACAGCTCTTGGAATTGGGTCAATACACAGTTTATTAGCAGAAAAACAAAATTCAAAATGTTTAATTGGTATTGATAATATCATACAAGCACCAATATCAGTTGCATCAACTGTTGGTATTGTGACTTTTAATAATACTTCATTTACATTAGATAAATTAGAAAATATTAAACTTGGAACTTTTTTGAGAGTAAATGATGAAATAGTTAAAATAGCTGCTATTAACTACAGTACAAAAAATGTATCTATATCTAGAGGAGCTGCTATTTTAGGAACACCACAAAAAACTTTTACCGGAATAATTACACAAACTGCAGCTCAGGTTTTATCTGGAAATTACAATATAGTAAATGATATCATTTATTTTGCAGATTCTCCACTTGAAGGAAAAAAAATAAATTTAGTCATACCTATTACTGATATTGATTTTGTTGATAATAGCTTTTCATATTTTACTGGAAATGAAGCAAATATTATTAGTGGATCACAAACAGCATTTTATTCAGAAAACCCACCAATAGAATTGAAAAATGGGAGTGCGTATTATTTGATAAAAACCTCAAATAGTACATTTAGATTTGCTACAACTCTTATTGATGCATTTAATGGAGTTTTTATTAATTTTTCAAATAATAGTGGGAATGAATTTGCAGTAGCACCTTTTCAATTATTTTTAGTATTACCAAATGAAACTAGTACTTTTCAAGGAAGAGTATTTCTAAGATCAAATTATGATGGGAATAATGTTTTTGATGATGTATCAGAACAATTTAGTGGAATTGGTAGTTCCTTTGAATTAACAATTTCTGGAGTAAGTACTGTTGGAATCAGTTCTGATAATGGAATTGTTTTAATTAATAATGTATTTCAATATCCATCATTTGATGAAGCTTTTGAATTTAGGCAAGTTGGAATTGGAAGTACAGGAGAAACTTATATTGATTTTAAAGGATATTTTGATTCTAAAACTTATGATGTTAATATAAAAGATCTGCCAAGAGGTGGAATAATAGTTGGATATGGGATAACTAGTGGATTGAACTATACCCCACTCACACCTGCCACTGGGTATGCCATAGTTTCTTCTGCTGGAACTATATCAGATATCTATGTGGGTAACCCTGGATCTGGATATAGAACTGGAATTACAACATATTATGTTTATATTGATGATGGGGATCTTCCTGGATCTAATGCTTATGGAATAGCTTATCCAAATAATGTAGGGATAATTACTGGAGTTGGAATTATTACAGGAGGTTATAATTATTCATATAATGGAACTTCAGCACAATTAACATCAACTATAAATGAACTAGATCCAAATGGAACTCCAATAGGAGTTGGACAAACTTCACAATTTGAATTTTATAGAGGAAATATAGTTACAACAAATAATCCAGGATTTGTAAAAATTGAAAATGAAATTTTAGGATATACTGGAATTGGAGTTGGTACTAGTACTCTTACAGGAACCACACGAGGAAGATTTAATACTATTGGTGCATTACATACTTCTGGAGTTTCAGTTACTAAGTATGAATATTATTATATAACTAAATTTGATGCTCCTATTGCATATTCTGATGTTCCATTATCTGGAAGTACTTCAGGTATAGGGGCATCAATTTCATTTGAAGTTGAAGATAGTGGAACAATTAAAAACTTAAGATTTACAAATAATGGATATAATTATAAAGTTGGTGAAATATTAACACCCACAGGAACTTTGGGCAACTTATCTCAAATTTTAGATGATAAATTAAAAATATCAGTAGAGGAAGTTGCTAAAGATGAATTTTCTGCATGGAATATTGGAAAACTTAACAAATTAGATGATTTAACTAATAAAGTAAATGGAAGGAGACGAATTTTCACACTTACAGAAACAAAAAATGGAATATCCCAAAGAACTAGTTTAGAATCTGATCCTGGGGGGGAAATTGATATTTCATATAATCTATTAGTATTTGTTAATGATATTTTACAAATACCAAATGTGTCTTATCAATTTTTAGGTGGATCTACATTAGAATTATCAGAACCCCCATCTTTGGGTAGTAGCGTGAAAATTTACTTTTATGAGGGATTTGAGTCTGATACTGAAGAATTTCAGTCTCAAGTGGATGTTAAGGAAGGAGATAAATTGTTAATACAAAGAGATTTTTTTGAAGCTCCTCCAATACCTCAAATTTCTAGAACAGTTAAAAGAATTATGAGTTCAGATACACTTAGAACTGAAATTTATTCTAATGTTGGATTATCTGAAAACTCATCACAAAAAAGATCTATTTCTTGGACACCACAAAAAGCAGATTTAATTATTGGTGGAAAGTATGTGAGCAAATCTAGATTTGAACTATCAGCTGGAATTAATAGTATATTTCAAATTTCCAAACCAATATATTCTGGAGTTAATATAATTGGATATGCAGTTACTGCTAATGGTACTTTTTCAGGACTGAATACTAGTATAATTGGAATTAATACTAATGCAGGAATTGGAACATTAATTCAGATTGGAGATTATGTAGAGGGTTCTTACATTGCTATTGGAGTAACTTTAGTATCAATTGGATCTAGTGTTATAGATATAGGATCTCCAGGAATTACTACTACATACCTTGGAGCGACTTCACATTCAAGTTCACCAGTAGGAATTAATACTATCCCAATACGTTTTTATAGAATAAATGAATAAATAACATAAAGAATAAGATAAAATGCCAGCAATAGTAACTGATAAATTTAGATTATTGAATTGTGACAATTTTATAGAAAAAATTTCTTTAGGTGGATATTATATCTTCTTAGGACTCCCTAATGCAGCATATTTTGATACTAATTGGGATAATATTCAACCAGATCCAATTGATAGCGAGTTATATTTAAATTCTTATAGAGATACTATTTTAGGAATTAAAAAAATTACATCATCAGATGTAATTAGAGTGATTTCAAATAATTCTTGGATAACTGGAAAAAAATATGATATGTATAGACATGATTATAGTGTTTATAATTTATCTCCCATTGCATCAGCAACAAGACTTTATGATTCAGTATATTACATATTAAATCAAGATTATAGAGTTTATATTTGTTTAAATAATGGATCTGCCCCACCAAATCAAAATAAAGGAGTAGTATCAACACAACAACCATTACATACTGATGTTTCTCCAAGAAAAGAAAGTGATGGATATGTCTGGAAGTATTTGTATACTATAAGTCCTGCTGATGTATTAAAATTTGATTCTACTGATTACATTACAGTTCCAAACAACTGGACAACTACTAGTGATGCTGAAATATCAAGAATAAGAAATAATTCAGTTGATGGTAAAATTGAAACAATTTTAATAGAAAAACAAGCACAATATAATTATTTTGGAACTTTAGGTGGAGTTCCAATTAAAGGAGATGGTTCTGGGGGAGAAGCCAGTATCACTTTTGATGAGGAATCAAAACCAACTTCAATTGAAGTAACTTCAGGTGGGGTTGGATATACTTATGCTACATTAGATCTTGACTCAATATTGCCTACATTATCTGGAGAAAAAGCAATCTTTAATGTTATTATTCCACCAACAGGAGGTCATGGTAAAAATATCTATAATGAATTGGGTGCAACAAGAGCATTAGTTTATAGTAGAATTGAAAATGATTCAACAAATCCAGATTTTATAGTTGGAAATCAATTTTCAAGAATTGGGATCATCAAAGATATAAAAGCATTCCAAAGTAATGCAAATTTTACTCAAAGCAGTGGTTCTGGAGTTTATGCTGCAAGAATGGATACTAATACTATTAATGAAACATTAGACTCTAAAATGACTCAAACTTCATCTGATGGAATTGGAAATCTAGTAAGTTTTGATAATACAACTCAGGTTCTTAGATATACTCAATCTAGAGATAATTATGTCGACACTTATGCAGTTGGTAATGTTATTACTATTGATTATAATTATGCAGATAGTGTAAGTGGTATTCAATCTGCAACTACATATAATCAAAGTGAATTTAATAATGGAGCAAATATTACAATTGGTATAAATTCATATCCAATTGATACTACTTTCATTGGAAGTTCTATTGTAGTTGGTGCTGCAAATTATTATCTTGGACAAGAGTTTAATGCAGGACTTTCTAGTCCTGACATAAATATAAAGAGTGGTGAAATTATCTACGTAGATAACAGAGCATCTGTAACCAGATCATCACAACAAAGGGAAGATATCAAAATTATTTTAGAATTCTAAGAACATGCCCCAAAGTACTAATTTAAATAGAAGTCCATATTATGATGATTTCAACTCAGGGAAAAACTTTTATAAAGTTTTATTCAAACCAGGTGTAACAGTACAAACTAGAGAACTAAGTACATTACAATCAATTTTACAAAATCAAATTGAAAAATTTGGAAGTAAGTTTTTTAATGGTGGTGGAGTAGTTATTCCAGGAAATTGTGCTTATATTGGAGTATATAATGCAGTTGAAATAGACACTGTATTTAAAGGCATAAATGTAGAAGAATATTTTGAACAATTAGTTGGAAAAACTTTAACTGGAGTTAATAGTGGAGTAACAGCAAAATTAATCAATATTTTAAAAAAATCAGATTCAGAAAAAGAAGTCACTACAATATATGTAAAATATCTTTCATCTGCTTCAGATTTTGTTACTGAAGTATTTGAGCCTGGAGAAGAATTAACAGCAGATTTTGATTTACCCTTAGGATCTGGATTTATTTTTTCTGGAGAATCTATATTAATAGTATCTGATATTGTAGGAAAAAATCCACTATCAATTGGATCTGCTGCTAGAATTGAAGATGGTGTATATTTTGTTAGAGGATATTTCGTAGATGTGTTTTCGCAAGAAATACTATTAGATCAATATAATAACACTCCATCATATAGAGTTGGACTAGCAATTTCAGAAGAAATTATTGATGCTAATGATGACGATTCTTTAAACGATAATGCTCAAGGATTTTCAAACTTTGCTGCTCCTGGAGCAGATAGATTTACAATTAAACTAACTTTAAGTAAAAAATTATTAGATGATTTAAATGATGATAGTTTTATTGAATTATTCAGAATTGAAAATGGCATAATTAGAAAAATTAAACAAGATACTGCAGGATCATTCATCACTGAGATTTTAGCTAGAAGAACTTTTGATGAGTCTGGAAATTATTCATTATTACAATATAATGTAAATGCAGTAGAATCATTAAATGATGGTATTAGTAATCAAGGAATTTATTTAGAAAATCAAAAAACAACTGATGGAAGTTCTCCATCAGAAGATTTAGGTTTAATTAAAATATCTCCAGGAAAATCATATATCAAAGGGTATGAAGTTGCTACCTCAGAAAGAGTTGTAGATTATCCAAAACCAAGAACAGATAAAGAAATAAAATCTTCTTCATCTACATTTTATGCTGGAAATTTAATTAGAGTTAACAATGTACAGAACATTGCTAAAATTGGACTTAGTACTAATGTTTCAGTAACATTACATTCTGATAGATTAGTAAATCAAGTTGCAACTGGCACAACTATTGGATTTGCTAGAGTATATGATTTTGAACATCACAACACTTCTTATGAAAATCCAGCAAGTCAATTTAATTTAAGGTTATTTGACATACAAACATATACAAATATTATAACAACAACACCAATTAGTGGAATTGCACTTGGATCTTATATTCAAGGAGCAAATAGTGGAGCAGCTGGATATGCTAGATCAATTACAAATGGAAATACTAATTTTTCAATATATCAAGTTTCTGGTAAATTTATTAGAAATGAATCTTTAATATTTAATGGAATTTCTAGTACAAGCTCTAGTATTGGTACAGTAACTGATTATTCAATTGATGATATAAAATCAATATCAGGAACTAATGGATTTTCATGTGATACATTACTTTCAAATTCAACTAATGTTTTAGGTCCATTTAATGTAATTGTATATTCTCCTACAGGAATTGCTACTATAACAAAAGTAAATGGTTCTTCATTTGCATCAAATATAAAACTTAGTGATATTATAAGTTATCAACCTATTGGATTTACATCTTCAGTATTTGCTAGAGTTTCTAATATTAACAATACAAAAACAAATATCACAATAGTTGGAGTTTCTACTGTTAATAAAATTTGTACTGGGGATGTTGGAATTGGAACATACTCGTTACAAAATATATCAATACTTAAGCCCCAAATTGCACAGTCAGATGATTCAGCATTGTATGGAAAATTGAATCATAGTAATATATCTAATGTAAGCCTATTAAATTCTAACATTTTTGTAAAAGTACAGTATGTTGGTGTAACAAAATCATCAACTACTTTAACTTTACCAAATCTTTCAGGAACAGATTATGTATATTCTGCATTTGATGAAGAAAGGTATATAGTTGTAAATGCCAATGGTAGTATTGAAAATTTAACTAATGCAATTTTTACAATTTCAGCTGGAGGAAAATTAGCAACATTTACTAATTTAAGTGCAGCTTCTGGTCCTTGTGTTGTAATTACAACTCAAATAAAATCTAATGTAAGTGCAAAACAAAAAAGATATTCTAGATGCAATTCAACGTCATTAAATAAAACTAAGTATTTTGTTCCATACAATGCAGGATTAACTTACTCTGCTACATATGGAACAAGAGTTGAAGATAATCAAATTAGTTTAAATTTTCCAGATATTGTAGAAGTTCATGCTGTATTTGAATCATCAACAACATCAAGTCCAGAATTACCATGGATTGCTATTACTGATTTTAATAGTCCTAACAGCAACACTTCAGATTTAATTATAGGAGAACTGGTTATAGGAAGTGAAACTGGAGCAGTTGCTATAGTTGCAAAATTAAAAAATTCAACTCAAATATATTTGGTATATAAAACGGCAAAACCATTTCAAGTATCTGAACAAATTAAATTTAAAGAAACTGGATATATTGCAACTGTTGGTACTGTAGAGATTGGAGATAAAAATATTCTTAATGAATTTACACTAGACAATGGACAAAGAAAGCATTTTTATGATTACGGAAGATTAATTAGAAAAGCAACATCTAAAGAACCAACAGGAAGATTAAAAATTATTTTTGACGTTTTTGAATTTGATAATCAAGATTCTGGAGATGTTATTACTGTAAATAGTTATCTTGAGAATCTCTATGGATCTAAAATTCCAACTTTTTCTGGAATTAGAAATACTGATACCATAGATTTAAGACCAAGAGTTGGAACATATGTAACTTCAACAGATATTAGTCCATTTGAATTTAATTCAAGAATTTTTACAAACTCTGGAGGAAATGCAACTCAAATTTTAGCATCAGATGAAAATATTGTATTTGATTATAAGTTCTATCTTGGTAGAAGTGATAAGTTAACTCTTAATAGAGATGGTGAATTTGAAATAATTTTTGGTGAACCAAGTGAAGTTCCAATAGTTCCAGCATCATCCAAAGAAGTTCTTGATATTGCTACAATTATTGCAACCCCATATGTATATGATATTAAAAATAATAACAGTGTAAAAATTATATTAACAGATAATAGAAGATTTACTATGTCTGATTTGAGAGACATTGAAAATAGAGTTGACTTCTTAGAATATTACACTAGTCTTTCACTGTTAGAATCATCAACACAAAGTCTTTTAATTGAAGATGCTAATGGTTTGAATAGATTTAAATCTGGATTTTTTGTAGATAATTTCAATGATTATTCAATTGCCGATGCAGAAAATCCAATATTTGGTGCTGTAATTAAAGATAATCAATTGGAACCAATATCACTTAATAATAGAGTTGATTTATCATTATATAATAGTGATGTAGAAGTATCAAAATCTCAAATTAATATTGCAGATACTAGTTCAACAAATATTAAATTAACAGGAAATTCATTAACTTTAAATTATACTCAAGTAGAATATTTTAAACAACCATTTGCTAGTAGAATAGTTAATGTAAATCCATTTGATATTGTAACTTGGGTTGGTAATTTAGAATTGACTCCAAAAATTGATACTTGGACTATTTACAATCCGCCAACTTTTACATACATAATTGGTCAAGGAAATAGAACTGAATATTATGAATCATTTAATAATGCGCCATACATTAGATCTAGAAATATTCAATTCATTGGAACTAGATTAAAGCCAAATACTAGATTTAGTTTAGTATTTGATTCTAAAAATCTTACTAATGGTGATAATTATCAATACGCTTTTCCTAAGCTATTGGAAGTTACTAATGTTGTTGGTACATTTAAAGTTGGAGAATCAATTATAGCATTAGATTCTCAAGGAAATACTACATGCAAATTTAGAATTTGTACACCAAATCATAAAGATGGTCCATTTAATTCCCCAACAAAAATTTATAATATAAATCCATATCAACCTAATGTGGGAATTTCATCTTTATATGGACCACAATCTACTCTATTAAACATAGATGTAGAAAGTTTAAGTGTTGCAAATATTAGTAATTTTTGGGGTAATATAAGCACTTCATATAGGCTATATGGTATTGATAGTAAAGCAACAGCAACTGTTGTAAATAATAGACTTATTACTGATGAAAATGGGACAGTTAGTGGAAGTATATTTATTGAAAATGATACATTTAATATTGGGACAGCTACAGTAAAATTAAATACCACAGAGCCTCCACTAGGAGTTCCTGGAGAGCAGATTAGTGCTGCAGAAACTATATTTACATCCAAAGGTACTATAGTTCAACCAACATATGTCATTTGGTATGATCCATTAGCACAAACATTTATAGTAAATGAGGAAACTGGAATTGTTCCAACATCAATTGATTTATTTTTTGCAACTAAAGATTTATCAATTCCAGTTGAAGTACAAATTAGAGAGGTTGTAAATGGATATCCTGGAACTCCAGATAAAATTGTTCCAGGATTAGTGAAAGTATTATTTCCAGAAGAAGTTAATATAAGCTCAAATGCTAGTGTTGCAACTACTTTTACATTTAATAATTTGGTAAGATTGGAGGGAGGTAGAGAGTATGCATTAGTAATTGTGTCTGATTCAAATAATTATAATGTGTGGCACTCAAGAATTGGTGAAGTTGAGATTGCATCTGCAAATAATAAAGAAATTGGAAAAGTTATTATCAATAAGCAACCATCCATGGGAGTTATGTTTAAAGCCCAAAATGGAAGTACTTGGATTCCAAGTCCAGAGGATGATATTAAATTTACAATTAAAAGAGCAGATTTCAGCACTTCAGGTGGAACAGTAAGATTCTTTAATTCTAGAGATGTTGTTACTAATCCAAATAATTTACTTACTGAAAATCCAATTTATTCAATATCAACAACAGCATCTTCCCAAAATAGTGGGAGACATATCTTAGTATTTCAACCAAATCATGGTATGCATTCTCCTAGTGAAAAAGTAGAAATTTTAGGAGTTTCTCCAGATACTCTTCCAGTTAAACTGACAGTATCATATGGAGCTACTGAAACTGGACCAATTAGTGTTGCAACTACATCTACATTTGCAACATATAATGGATCTAATATTGGTCCAACAAATGTTGGATATATAAAATTGGAAAATGAAATTATTAGGTATGGTAGTGTATTGAGTGGTCAACTTGGAGATATTACTAGATCTCAATATGGGACAGTATCACTTCCACATGAATTAAATTCTTTAGCATACAAATATGAATTTAACAATGTTCCATTAGATAAAATTAATACCACACATACGATTTTAACTTCACCTAAACCAACATTAGATTCTTATTATATTCAAGTTGGTTCTGGAAGCACTTTTAGTTCAGATAAACTTGGTGGTGGAACTAATATCTACGCAGGAAGGAACAAGAATTTTAGTAAGTTAAGTTTAAATGAAAATTTCATTTTAGTTCCAAATAAAACTTTAGCTTCAGGTTCAATTAGAACAATTTCAGAAAGAAGTGTAGATGGATTAGAATCTAGACTTACAGATCAAGGTTACCAAACAATAGACTTATTTAATGAAAATACTTTTAATACATTAAGAACAGTTGCATCTAAAGTTAATGAAGTAGAATACTTAAACTCTACTGAATTTATAGGAAATAAATCACTAACTCTTGAAATATCTATGAGCACACTAGATACTAAAGTTTCTCCCATAATTGATATTGAGCAAATTTATCTTGATGTTACAAATTATAGATTGAATCAACCAGTTGGACTAAGTTCATATTCAACCGATCCTAGAGTAAATTCAAGTATAGATGATCCACATTCATATGTGTACACTAGCAAAAGAATAGATTTGCAACAAAGTGCAACTTCAATCAAGGGATTTATTTCTGTTAACAGAAATGCAGAATCTGATATTAGAATGTTATATAAAATTTTTAGAAATGATGTTCCAGATGAAGATCAAAATTGGGACCTATTTCCAGGATATTTAAATTTAAATGTTAATGGTCAAATTATTGATGGGGATCTTAATGATGGTAGATCTGACTTAAATGTTCCTAGTAGTCTTGAGGGTGAATTTGGATTAGTTGGTGAATTTAGGGAGTATACATTTACAATTGAGGATCTCCCAACATTCACTGGATTTGCAATTAAAATTGTTGCAAATGGTACAAACCAAGCAGTTTTTCCAATTATAAAAGAATTAAGAGCAATTGCATTAGCATAATGAAAAATCAAACAAAATATGCAAAAGTGGAAGGTCATTCCAATTTAATTAGAGACCTTTCCACTAATGCAATCATTAATACAGATTCATTATCAGCAGATCAGTATACTAGACTAAGAAATAGAAGAGAAATTGAAAAGCAAAAAATAAACAACATTGAAATTGAAATGTCTGAAATAAAATCATCTATTGATGAACTAAAACATTTACTGAGGAATATGTTAGATGAATCCAAATGCAATTAAATTAGAAACTTGTTCTAAAATGTTTGAATATGAAAAAATATCAAGAGATTTAGATACTTGTGGTGATGTTGAAATTTTAAGAAATGTTTGCAAATCATATGTAAGATTATACATGAAGCAACAAGAAACACTTACTTGTATTGAAAATACATTTTCAAATCTAAATAATTAAAAAGTAACTAAAATAATGTCAAAACCAGCATCAAGACAACAATTAATAGATTATTGCTTGAGAGATCTTGGTGCTCCAGTATTGGAGATCAATGTTGCAGATGAGCAACTTGATGATAGAGTTGATGAAGCTATTCAATATTTTCAAGAAAGACATTTTGATGGTGTTGAAAAAATGTTTCTTAAATATAAACTTACTGAAGATGATTTGAAACGTGGAAAAGCTAGAGGAGATGGTAATGTCATAGGTATAGTAACAACTACAGGAACTTCTGGAGGAAGGACAGCTAGTTGGGAAGAAAATAGTAATTATATTCCAGTTCCAGATTCAGTTATTGGAGTAGAAAGAGTATTTAAATTATCTAATAGAACAATTGCTTCAAATATGTTCAATGTAAATTATCAATTATTTTTGAATGATATATATTGGTTTTCATCTACAGAATTATTAAATTATTATATTACAAAAAGATATCTAGAAGATATTGACCATATAATTAATCCAGAAAAACAAATTAGATTTAATAAAAGACAAGGTAGATTATATTTAGATACTAGTTGGGGAACTCTAAATGCAGATGATTATCTATTAATAGAATGTTATAGAATTTTAAATCCCGATGATTCTACTAAAGTATATAATGATTCATTTTTAAAAAAATATACAACAGCTTTAATTAAAAAGCAGTGGGGGCAAAATTTAATCAAGTTTCAGGGAGTAAAACTTCCTGGAGGAATTGAGTTGAATGGTAGGCAAATATATGATGATGCAATTAAAGAGTTGCAAGAAATTAAAAATATAATGATGATTGAATATGAACTTCCTCCAATGGATTTGATAGGATAGTATGTTAAATCCATTTTTTATCCAAGGTACGCTTGGAGAGCAAAATTTAATACAAGATTTAATTAATGAACAGTTAAAAATGTATGGTATAGAAGTATACTATATGCCTAGAAAAATTATTTCTAAAGGAAAAATAATAAAAGATGTAATTTTTTCAAAATTTAAATCTGCTTTTCCTATTGAAGCATACTTGGTCAATTATGATGGATTTGATAATAACAGTATTATGATGTCTAAGTTTGGACTAAAAATTAATGATGAAATGACTCTCATAATATCAAAGGAAAGATTTGATACTTATATTATTGAATTGACTAAATTGATTGATGGTATTGAAAATTCAACAAGACCCAATGAAGGTGATTTAATTTATGTTCCTCTTTCGGATAGCTTGATGGAAATTAAGTTTGTAGAAAACAGAAAACCTTTCTACCAACTACAAAAAAATTATGTGTATGAACTCAGATGTGAACTCTATGAATTTGAAGATGATGAAATTTCAACTGGATTGCAGGAACTTGATGCTAAGTTGAGTGATGTTGGATATGGTGCAGTTTTAACTCTATCAGGATTTGGAATTACTGCAACTGCATATACTGGAATTGTATCTGGAGGAATCCAAAATGTAAATATTATTTCTGGAGGATATAGATATTCAACTTCACCAACATTAGTAGTATCTTCTCCATTATCTGGAATTAAAGCTCGTGTTGTTGGTATTGTTTCTAGTGCTAGAAGACTAACATCAGGAAAAAGTTTAGATAAGGTATACATCGAAAATAGTGGGTCTGGATACATATACCAAAAATCACCTCTAGTCACATTTTTTGGTGGGGGTGGGTATGGAGCAAGTGTTAAAGTTGGAATTGCAACATCAGGAAGTATTGAAATAGTTACTTTAAGTTATCCTGGAACAGGTTATACTAAACCACCAATAGTAACATTTTCATCTCCAGTATCTGGAGGAACTACTGCAATTGCAGAAGCATTCTTAAATTCTAGTGGTGGAATTTCAACAATCAGAATAGTTAACTCTGGAGTTGGATATACTCAACCCCCGATAGTAACAATTTCTGCAGGATCAACTGTTGCTTCTGGAAATTATATTTTTGGAGAACAAGTTATTGCCACAATTTCAGGATCTATAGCAATAGTTAAAGATTGGGATGCAGTAACAAAACAACTGAAAGTTTCTGGTATGGGAACTGATTTTGTTGTTGGTGATGTTGTTGTGGGAGCAGCATCAAGTGCTAGATATACCATTGCAGAATATCAAACATATGACTTACAACAAGAATATGATGATTCTGATAATATTGAAGAAGAGGCTGATGATATTATAGATTTCACAGAATTAAATCCCTTTGGGGAAGTTTAACTGCAATTTAAAAATAAAATTGATTAAATAGTAGTGTAGGAGTGCTTTTTTTAAGATGCTTGGTAATTACTTTTACAATAAATCTATTAGCAAAACTGTAATTGCTTTTGGAACATTATTCAATAATATTCAAATTAAACATTCAGACGAAGGTGGAAACGTTCTTTCTGTAATAAAAGTTCCAATAGCTTATGGACCTATTCAGAAATTTTTAGCTAGATTAGAACAAAATCTTGATGGTGAAAGAAAAATCAATATAACTTTACCAAGGATGTCATTTGAGATGGTATCTATTGATTATGATTCATCAAGAAAATCTTCAACTATACAAGCATTTAAATCTTCAAAAGCAGTGGATGGTACATCATATAAAAAAGTATTTACTCCTGTGCCATATAATTTAGGATTTGAATTGAACATTATATCAAAAATTCAAGATGATATTCTACAAATTATAGAACAGATTTTACCATACTTTCAACCAGCATTTAATGTTAGTGTAATTATGATTCCAGAAATTGGAGAAGTTAAGGATATTCCAATTGTATTAAATAGAATTGGATTTAGAGATGATTATGATAATGATTTTACATCAAGAAGATCTATAATTTATACTCTAAATTTTACAGCAAAAACCTACATGTTCAGTGAAATTCCGCAGAATAATTCTGGACTTATTAAAAAAGTTCAAGTTGATTATTCTACTGATGCAATTATAAATTCTAAGAGAGAAGTAAGATACACAGTTACACCAAAAGCATTAGAAGATTATAATGAAGATAATATTATTGATTCTACAGATGATTCTCTAATTGAATTTGGAGATGATTTTGGATTCAATAGTATCATAGAAGATTTTGTAGATTTTAAAACTTATAGTACATCTCAAGGAGATGATGTGGATAGTTAATTATGGCAGAAAACTACGAAAAAATTGATCAAGCATTAAATATAGAATCTAAGATTATTCAGGTTGAACCAGTAAAAATAAAAGAATTAGTAATTCCAGATGATCCACAAAAAGACTATGAATATACTAGGATAAATCTTTACAATTTAATTAGCAAAGGTCAAGAGGCAATTGATGGAATTTTAGAATTAGCACAAGAATCTGGACATCCAAGAGCCTATGAGGTTGCTGGACAATTAATTAAGTCTGTGGGAGATGTAAGTGATAAACTAATGGATCTTCAGAAAAAAATGAAAGATTTAGATGCACCAAAAAAAGGACCAACAACAGTTAATAATTCTTTGTTTGTTGGATCTACTGCAGAACTTTCTAAATTTTTAAAACAAGGAATTCTAAATAATACAGAAGATGAAACTTAATGGATTCCACAATTAAAGAAGGAAGTCTTAATGCTTGGTTTAAAGGTTCTAGTGGTGTAACTAAAACTGGTAAAAGAAAACCTGGATGGGTACAATCAGATGGGTCTCCTTGTGCCAATGAACCAGGAGAAACCAAAACTCCTAAATGTTTTTCAAACTCTAAATTAGCAAGTATGAGTAAGAGTGAAATAGACTCTGCAGTAAGAAGAAAGAGAATAGAAGATCCATATCAGCAAAAAAAATCTGGTGGTGCTGAACCAACTCGTGTTTCAACAGATTCTCCAACTAAAAAAATGAAAAAGGAAGATTTTGTGCTAGAGTCAGATATTAAAGGTAAAGGTAGTGGTACTAAAGATGCATGTTATAATAAAGTTAAAGCAAGATTTAAAGTTTGGCCTAGTGCATATGGATCTGGAGCATTAGTTAAATGTAGAAAAGCAGGTGCTGCAAATTGGGGAAATAAATCAGAAGAGTCTAATGTGGATCAACAATATGAAAAAGATACCAAATATTGTTTATTGTGTAAGAAAAATGAAACTAGAGATGAATGCTCCTTTGGTCCAACTATGTTTGATAAGTATACTATTGGAAAAATTCAAGAAGATCATAAAGAAATTGCAAGTGGTGAGAAGAAAGATGCTGAAGGATATATGGCAAGAACTGAATTTGATCAAATTCAAAAAGCAATTTCAATATTGAAAAAAAATATTAAAAAGGGAAATCAACAAATTCCAGCTTGGGTCCAATCTAAAATTACAAAAGCTGCAGATTATATTGATACTGCAGCAGATTATATGGATAGTGATGAAGAAGTATCTGAAGCATGTTGGGCTGGATTTAAACAAGTTGGAATGAAAAAGAAAGGTAAAAAAATGGTTCCAAATTGTGTTCCTGAAGATACTAGTTTTACTATAAATCCAGAATCTCACAAAACAGCCAAAAAAACTGCAAAGATTAGAAATCTTACTAAAAGTCCTAATGAAAATGAAAGTTCTGCAGCTAAAAGGAAGTTATTAGGTCCAAAATTACCACTTGCAGATTCAATAGAGATTAAATCTTTTAATAATTTTTTAAATGAAGCATCTGCTGCTTGGCAAAGAAAGGAAGGAAAAAATCCTGAAGGTGGGTTGAATGCAAAAGGAATTGCTTCATATAGAGCACAAAATCCAGGATCAAAATTATCAATGGCAGTTACTACCCCACCATCAAAATTAAAACCAGGTTCCAAATCTGCAAATCGTAGAAAGTCATTCTGTGCTCGTATGGGAGGAATGCCTGGACCCATGAAAGATGAAAAAGGTCGCCCAACCAGAAAGGCACTTTCGTTAAAAAAATGGAATTGTTAATTTATGGCACAAGATGGTATATATCTAGGTAATCCACTATTAAAGAGGGCAAATACTCAAATTGAGTTTACCAAGGATCAAGTTCAACAATTTATAAAATGTAAAGAAGATCCTGTATTTTTTGCTGAAAGTTATGTAAAAATTGTAAACGTAGATAGAGGATTGATTCCTTTTGAAATGTATGAATTTCAAAAGAAGTTAATTAGAAACTTTCATAATAATAGATTTAATATTTGTAAAATGCCTAGGCAGTCTGGAAAAAGCACTACAGCAGTTTCATATTTGCTTCACTATGCAATTTTTAATGATAATTCAAATATTGCAATCCTTGCGAATAAAGCTTCTACTGCCAGAGACCTCTTAAGCAGGCTACAAACTGCCTATGAAAATTTGCCCAAATGGCTACAGCAAGGGGTGTTAGCATGGAACAAGGGGTCATTAGAGATTGAAAATGGATCAAAAATCCTAGCAGCATCAACATCAGCATCAACAGTTCGTGGTGGATCATATAATATAATATTTCTAGATGAATTTGCATTCATTCCAAATCATATTGCTGATCAATTCTTTGCATCTGTATATCCCACAATTTCATCAGGAGAAAAAACTAAAGTTATAATGGTATCCACACCACATGGTATGAACCATTTTTATAGATATTGGCATGATGCAGAAAGAAAACTTAACAAATATGTTCCCACTGAGGTTCATTGGACAGAAGTTCCTGGTAGAGATAGTACGTGGAAAGAAGAGACTATAGCAAATACTTCTGCACAACAATTTGCAATTGAATTTGAATGTGAATTTTTAGGATCTGTAGACACTTTAATAGCACCAAGTAAATTAAGAAGTTTAGTTTATGATAATCCAATAAAGCAAAGTGGAGGACTGGATGTATATGAAAATTCAAGTAAAGACAAAGATTATGTAGTTACTGTTGATGTGGCTAGAGGAGTTGGAGCAGATTATTCAGCATTTGTAGTATTTGATATTACAACATTTCCACATGTAATTGTTGCAAAATATAGAAATAATGAAATTAAGCCAATGCTGTTTCCGAATATTATTCACCAAGTATCAAAAGCTTACAATAATGCATTTATATTGTGTGAGGTAAATGATGTTGGAGATCAAGTAGCAAGTATTTTACATTACGATTTAGAATATCAAAATTTACTAATGTGTTCTATGAGAGGTAGAGCAGGACAATCTGTAGGTCAAGGATTTTCTGGAAAGAAAACTCAATTGGGAGTTAAGATGTCAAAAACAGTAAAGAAAATTGGATGTTTGAATCTTAAAACAATGATTGAGGAAGATAAATTAATATTCAATGATTATGAGATCATTAGTGAATTAACAACATTTATACAAAAACACAATTCATTTGAAGCTGAAGATGGGTGTAATGATGATTTAGCAATGTGTCTTGTAATATATGCTTGGTTAGTATCTCAACCTTATTTTAAAGAACTTACAGATCAAGATGTGAGAGAAAGATTATATGAAGACCAAGAAGAACAGATTGAACAAGATATGGCACCATTTGGATTTATTATGGATGGAATGCAAGAAGCTATTGGTGAAGTTGATTCTGATGGTGATGTTTGGCATACTGATGAATATGGAGACAGATCTTATATGTGGAACTACAATAGGTAAACCTAGAAAATTATAAATACATTTAGAGCAAAACTGAAGCACTAGAGGAGTCAAAATGGCGCTACGCTTAGCATCTCCAGGTATTAATGTTAGAGAGGTAGATTTAACAAGAGGTGGTATCCAAAATACTACATCTTTGGCAGCAGGGATTGCTGCACCTTTTGCAAAAGGACCAGTAAATCAAATCGTAACTATCAGAAATGAAGATGAGTTACGAAAAGTTTTTGGTTCACCATCTACAAATGACTATCATTATGAGTCTTGGTATTCTGCTTCAAATTTTCTTTCCTATGGTGGAAGTTTAAAAGTAGTAAGATGTTCAGGTGATGATTTAAAAAATTCTAATGCTGGAGTTGGGATTGGATCAACTGCACTTAAAATTGAAAACTTTGATGATTATGAAGAATCATATTCAACTTCAACTTCATTTTATTGGGCAGCAAAAAATCCAGGAAATTGGGCAGAAGATCTTAAAGTTTGTATAATTGATAACTTTGCAGACCAAACTTTATCTGGTATTAATACTGGAACTACAGTATTTGTTGGAGTAGCAACTGCAAGCGGAACTGTAGGTGTTACATCATTTGTTGGAGTAGCAACTGCAAGCGGAACTCTAGGTGTTACATCTACTACTATTACTGGAATCACAACAACTGCAATTGCACTTGGACAATTTGTACTACCAATTTCTGGAATTGTTGGTTCTGGTGTTACTGTAGTTGGTGTTTCTAGTGCATCT